GATTTATTAGGTGATTATTGTGGTAAATCACGTGAACAAGTATTAGAAGATGCTAATCGTGATTTATGGTTAGATGCTGAAGAAGCAAAAGCTTACGGTATAATCGATGGTGTTATAACAAAAAGAAAATAAAAATAGAAATAAATTGTAAAATACTTGATTTAAGTAAATTAATGTAGTATCTTTGTATAAATGTGTGGGTTTATTAAAACTCACATATTTATTACAAATAAGTTCTTAAACATTATGGGGGTACACGGTTTTGACTGGATATAGTCGTAAATTGTAAGCATGTAGTGCTAAATTGGAAGCACTTAAAACTATCTATTAAAACATTGAATTGACAACGATTATATCGTATCAGAAAATTTCCTTAATGAAAGCAGCGTGTCTGTTTTCGAAGGAGAGGTTGCATTTGCCTAACAATTGTAAATGGTAGTAAACTACCTATGGTGTTGAAACACCAAAAAATACGTTTATAACGTGTTTAAATATATATAGGTTGTTATAGATATGGAACCATAATCATCTTAAAAGGATTGCCAGTTTATGAATTGGATAAACATGTAGAAATCGTTGAAGAATATCTTAGGACAGGGGTTCGAATCCCCTTACCTCCAAATTATCAAAATTAACTCACCTCCACGTGGTGATAATTGGAAACAGATAAAGCTGGCAAAGAAGTTAATAAAAGTGGAGATATTCGGTTTTTTCTAAATATACACATATTTATATGTATGGAAGTGAAAATAAAATATCATAGACCACAAAGCGAAGTTAAATGTTATTGTTGTGGTAATATTTTTAAAAAAGATGGTAGTGAAATAAGACGCACTGAAAAATTAGGGAAAGAACACTATTGTTCGTTTACTTGTGTTAGAACGGGTAGAGTTTCAAATATTAAAGGTAATGTCTCATTTTTACAATCAGATAATAGAAAAGATAAATACACAGGTTTACGAGAACATTTAAATAGAGCTAAAAAACGAGGTAAAGAAGTTAGTATTGATTTAGTGTATTTATTAGAAATATGGGAAAAACAAAAAGGTATTTGTCCATATACTGGTATAAAATTAACCCACCCTAAAGACGCTAAATCAATACCAATGATGTACAAAGCATCTTTAGATAGGATTGATTCATCTTTAGGGTATATAATAGGTAATATTCAATTTATCAGTGCTACAGCCAATTTAGGTAAAGGTTCTATGACACATGTTGAAATGATAATGTTTTGTAAATTAATAAGGGATAATTGGAATAACGTAGATTAATCCCCTTACCTCCACAAATTATTAATAATTGTTCAGAAATGATTCTATCCATAACACCTTTTGGAATAGAACTAACAACCCTCGATAAATCGCTTTGTCGGGGGTTAATTTTTTTCATTTTTTTGTATATTTATAATTAAAAGAAATGCGAAACTTTATAAATAAATTACTTAGTGGTGAATCAGAAATATCTAGCAAAAGGTTTATAACACTTGTTGCTTTTTTCTTAATGGGAACTGGTTTTATTACCAATTTATTTTGGGGTTTAACAGTTGAAGAATTTATATATGATTCAATGAAATGGATTGTAATTGGCGGTTTAGGGTTTACAGCTTCAGAACAATTTAGTAAAACAAAGAATGATAAGGATAATAATACTAAACAAGACACTAACGACGAAGAACCTATAGATTATTATAGTGATAAAAAATAAAGGCCCATATGGGCCTTTAAATTATTTCTTAGGTGGTTTGCACCCACAATCTTTTTGTGCTTTCATAGTTATATTTTTTAGTTAATGTTATGTTATTTATAAATACTTTACAAAGTAAAAATAGTTAATATATTTATATATGTTAAAAGAAGAATATACGGTATCAATACTAGATAGTAAATGGAAAGAGGTAAAAAGAAATATTAATATTTTATTTATACCTAGAAAAAATGAATATATATACTTAGATGAACAATATTATGAAGTAATAAATATTGTACATGTAATTAATGAAAAACAAGATATTTTTATAATTATTGACGAGGTAGTTAAAAAAGAAGTACCATAAAATGCTGATAATCAGGTGTTTAATAAATAAGTTAAAAATAAGGTAAAAAAAACTTGACATAACACGTATTTATTAGTATCTTTGTATATAATTAATAATAAACGTTCTTAAATATCTAAAAAAATAGTTTCGGCATACAAAAAAAACAATTAGAGAAAAAGTTGTGAGTCTTGGGTTACTTATTTAACGGAAATACAATGTGTTTTTCTTATAAGTTCACGAAAGTGTAATAAAACTCATCATGTTATGGTATCATGTAAAAAGTTAACCCATGAGCACGTTAATCATGTAAAATAATACGAACCACTATTTTGAGATAATAATATGGTAAAAGAATCAGTTCAGCAATTAAAAACTTATAAAGTAAAAAAAATGATTCTGACCAAATAAATTACTATTCGCACCGATATGTGCGACACTGAAAAGTGAGAGGTGTAACCCCTTTATAGTGAACTAAATAGCGGAATAGAGCAGTAGGTCAGCTCGCAAGGCTCATAACCTTGAGGTCGTAGGTTCGAATCCTTCTTCCGCAACAACGTTGGAGAACATAAACTCATATGGGGAAGTCGTCTAAGATTAAGAACCACCATTAGGTGGTGATAATGGTTCAAGTCCATTCTTCCTTACTAAATTGCGAGGTAGAGCAGTAGGTAGCTCAGCAGGCTCATAACCTGAAGGTCGGTGGTTCGAGTCCATCCTTCGCTACAAAAGAATAGTTACAGCAAGTAAACAAAAAAACTTTAAATCTTAATTAAACTAAAAACATGCTATTCTGAAACACAAATCCTCACTCAAAAAGTGGGGATTTTTTATAATAATAAAGACTAAAAACAAGTAAAAATGAAAACAATTCATTTAGAAATCAGAGATGGTAACGGTGGGTCCGATGCAAAGCTATTAGTAACACAAATGCAAGACATTTACACTAAAACAGCTAAAATTAACAATCTAGAATGTTCAATAGTTGACGTTAGAGATGGTTTTGTTCATCTATGTCTTTAGCGGTTCTGACCCAAAAAAAATATTTAATAATGAACAAGGTGTGCATTCTTGGCATCGAGTCCCACCAACAGAAAAAAAAGGTAGAGTTCATACAAGCTCCATAACAGTTGTTATTTTAGAAGATAATAACTATAAAGAGAAAAACCTTTCAACTAATGAAGTTAAAATCGAAACAACTAGAGGTCAAGGTCCAGGTGGTCAGCATCGGAATACCACAGATTCAACGGTTGTAATAACTCATGAATCCACAGGTATCAAAGTTGTTAGGAATGGAAGATGTCAACATAAGAACAAAGCTGAGGCTTTAATTGAATTAACCAAAAGAGTTAATGAATTTTATAGATGTGGACATAATTCTATCGACATTGAACATCGAAGAGGTCAGATAGGTAATGGTGAAAGAAGTGATAAACGAAGAACATATCGTGTAAAAGATAATTCAGTCAGTGACCATATAACAAACAAAACAGCGTCACTAAAAGATATACTTAGAGGTAAAATAGAATTATTATCATAATTAAATTCCCCAATTGGGGAATTTTTTATTTAAAAAAGTTAGAATATTTAAATAAATAAATGTATCTTTGCTTTATGATAAATATGTTATAGATATGGGTATGTTTGATTTTTTAATAAATAGTAATAAAAAAGCTAAGGTTGGTATAGAATATATCTATCTATCAAATACAGCTTGGGTAGATTGGACTGAAAAACCAGTCAAATATGGGTCAATTATGGTAGATGTTATTAAACTACCTAATGATTCTTTTGAGTTTACCGATAAATTGAGTGGAATTAGATATACAACTAATTATGGGTGGTCTTTAGCTGAAAACACACCAGAGAATATAATGAGTATTAATGATTATTTAGTATCTAATGCTAAATTAGAAATATTAGAAAGAAGTACAAGATTATTACGTAAGAAAATAAATGACTTAAATGGTCCTAGTAAAATAAATAATAACGATTTAAAATAGAAAAATATGAATAATAATAAATTTCCTAAATTACTCTTGGTTGGAAATATGAGACATGGGAAAGATTCAATGGCTGAAATACTAGGTGAAAATTTTGGTTTAAAATTTAAATCGTCATCACAAGCTGCTGCTGATATTTTTATATATGATAAATTGAAGGTTAAGTATGGTTATAAAACATCTGAAGAATGTTTTGAAGACCGAGTAAACCATAGAAGTGAATGGTATGATATGATATGTGAATATAATTTAAATGATAAGGCTAAATTAGCTAAGGGTATTTTAGAAATCACTGATTGTTATGTTGGAATGAGGGATAGAAATGAAATAAGCGAGTGTATTAATCAAGGGTTATTTGATTTAATTGTTTGGGTCGATGCTAGTGATAGATTACCGTTAGAGGATAGTTCATCGTTTAATATTGATAAAGCATGTGCTGATGTTATATTAGATAATAATGGTACTTATGAACAATTTGTTGAGCGTGTTATTAGGTTTGGTAAAGTTTTAATAAAATAATTATGGCATATATAAGTAATGTTGAATACGAAAAATATAAAAATGGTGCTATGGATGGTACCAAGGAAAACCCAGTTATTGGGAGATTTGATAAAAACTATAAATTAGCTCTATATTTAGGTTACAAATTAAAATGGGATTATGATTATAGTTATAATAATTCAATTAATGGTTATTTTCATGTAATAGAACCAATGTTTAAAAAATCATATAATAGGTTTGACTTTGAATACGTGTCTGATGATACAATTAATTATACTTGGGATTTCATCATGGTAGAGGTTCTGCCTAAAATTAAAGAAGATGGTCTTTACGATGATACTATGAGTAAATCGTTAAATGATTTAGATTTAGTATCTCTATTTAATGCTATTATGGTAGTTATAAATAAAAAATATATTTAATATTTACTTGTATATTTAAAATATAGTTGTATATTTGCACAAGATAAATGAGGTGGTAACTTTTTACTAGGATAAAAATCGTTGAAGCTAATAAGACAATTAGGTTGGTAAACAATACGTTGGGAGCTAATAGTTGAGAAAATAAAGCGGTAATAAATAACCAAATGGTCTATTGGTCGAGTGGTAAGATAGTAGTCTCTAAAACTAAAGATGGTGGGTTCGAGCCCCACATAGACTACAAAAAATAAGATTCCGTGTTGTGGGTAACGGCAACTTAACCTCGAAAGCAGGGGGTGATTCTGGTTCGAATCCAGAGCACGGTACAAATTAACTTGACTTTTTAATTAAATGTCATATATTTATTATTAACAAACAAAAACAATAAAAATGAAGTAGGTAAACGAAAAATTAAGGGTAGTTACAAGACGAGATTTAAATCTTGCACATCAAGCAGTTCAATCTGGACATGCAGCTATTGATTTTCAACATGAACACTTAGTTGAAGCAAAACAATGGCAAACACAATCAAATTATTTAGCATTTTTAACGGTAAACGATGAACCAGAATTAATTAAATTAATTTCTAAGGCAATACTAATTGGTATAAAGCACACTATTTTTAGAGAACCAGATATAGGTAATCAAATAACAGCTGTAGCGTTTGAACCAAGTGATTTATCTAGGAAATTAACTAGTTCATGTAGTTTATTAGGGAAGGAGTTATCCAATGCTTAATATATCAATACAAAAAAGAACTGATATTATTTTACACTTTAATAAAATGCATTTACAAGATGCTAACATCCCAATGTGGGTAATTAAAGCTAAAGGTCAGACATATTATGTAAATCATGTTGATATGGATTCTGGAATTGGTTTTTCAACAAAAGAAACACCAGATAATCCATCAACAAAGGGTTCATTAAAATTTAAAGGTAAGTTAGATATAACTGATGAAAATAATACCGTAAACGCAAGGATTTACGGTTAAAACAAGGCGAGGTAATCAAATGGTAGGTACAGTTTTGAAAGACTGGTATGTTGGTTCGAATCCAGCCCTCGCCTCTGATAATAATAATAATAATAATAATTTAAAAATAGAAACTATGAAATAGATACGAAAAAAACCACCTTAAGTTTTATTACTTTACATGACTCGGATATTCAGTTATCCAATAAAATAAAATTATAAAACTTAAAAAAAACAAAATGAAAACACAAGAACAAAAAATGAAAGAAGCAAAAAATTATCTTACTACGTCAGCACAACATTTATTTATCGTTAATGATAAATTTATTTTTAAACTTATAGAATTTGAAGTAGATGGTAAATTACATTATGCTAAATTAATGGTTAACCCACAAAGTGTGACAATTACAAATATTGTTACGACTTGGTATAAGCAGAGTTATAAACAAGATTTGTTTCCACAATATTTAAAAACAAAATCGATACCTCATTTTAAAAAAATGAAAGAAATTATAGAATTAGTTAAACGTGATATTAGTTTAACTGATAATAAAGTTTTAATTGAAAAGATTAAATTATTAGCCAACAAATTTGAAATTGTAAAACAATAAAATAATAAATTAAAGGACCTTATGGTCCTTTTTTATTTATCTGTATAATTATAAATAAAAATAAGATGAAAAATTTAATCAAATTTATATTATCATTGTTTAAGGTTAATAAAAAATTACCTACGAAAACTTATACAATTAAATCACGTAACCCTGATGTATTTGAGAGTAAGGTTTTAGCTTTAATAAATGAATATAGAAAACCTATTAATCTTCCTGAATTGGAGATGAATAAAATTGTTTGTAATGTATGTTTTAAGAACAATGAGAGGATGATTTTAACGAATAACTTTTCGCATGATGGTGCGGTAGAAAGATTTAATGAAGTCATGGCAATTTGTGACAGTTATTATGCTGCTGAAAATTTAGCAAAAAATTATAATACAGCTGAATCGGTGGTAAATGCTTGGATAAAAAGTGATACACATAGGAAAAATTTAGAATGTGCTAAATGTAATAGTTTTGGTATATCAGTTACAAAAGATAGTTCCAATATCAATTATTATACAACAATGTTTACTATAATTGATTAAACCATTCGTTTACAATTATTAAATTTGAACTACATTAATTAAATGGGCCTATTATGGGCCTTTTTTATTTATATCGATATTTATAATTATGAAATTGTTAATTAAAAAATTACTTAGAGAAAACATACAGTTAGCTGATAAACTTTATTTTAATCAAAATAAATTATCACCACAAGCTAGAGAGCTTATCCTTAGAATAACTAATGGTGACCCCTATACTAAACTAATAACTGATATGTACTATTATCAATTATTTAAAAGTCATAAAATGGATAGTTCTGCTATGGCTGGTGCTGACCCAAATTATAAAGAAAGTGAAACTCCTGAATCTGATATTTTAGCTATGCAAGATATGAAAGATATTAAAGGTTTATATAATATATTAAAAACATATAACAAAAATATTTTCCCAATAAAGAGTTTCAATATCAATGGTGTTGATGACATTGGTACTTTTATGCGCACATTGAAAAATAGAGAAAAGATAATACAAACTTTAAATAGTTTACCATCAATAGCTATTAGGAATATGAAAAATGATATTCGACAAGAAAGAGATTTTAGCGAAACTAAAGATTATATGCAAGAACTAGACTATTTTCAAGGGTTATTTAGTCAATTGGGTAATAGAGATGTTGAATTAAGAAAAAATATTGAAAAGAAAATGTTTAGGTCTAATATTACGTTAGAAGATTTATTAGATTTTGCACAAGAAAAGGAAAACTTATTAGGTGGTGTAGAATTCACAAAGCAAAAGATAATCGAAATTGTTAAAGAAGAAAATAATGAATACGATGAACTTAAAATAAAATTTAATAAGGGTGATGTTATGGTGATAGAAGTATCTGGACCTAACGGAATAAAAAAAATTGGATGTAATTCATTGTGGTGTTTTACATATGGTAGAAATGGGGCGATGAATTATAATGACTGGTATAATTATTCTACAAATGACTTAGTATATGTTATAATTGATTTTAAAGAACCAACTGATTCGCCAGACTTTATGCACGTTCTAATTAAACCTTTAATGGTTGATTACTCGGTTGTTGGTAGTGATGGTGACGATGTTTTATTTAATATGGCAAATAGTGGTGAGGAAGAACCTAATTCCATAATTCAACATTATTTTGACTTTGATTTCGCTAAAAGACTTATGAATTTTGGTGTCAAACCAGAGAGAACCCCAAAACCTAAAAAAAATAGAACAGACCCAAATCAATTATCGATTGACTTTAACCAACCAGCTGAAATAAACGAATATGATGATGAAGAAGATGACTACGAAGATGACGAAGATGAATATTATTATGGTGATGAAGAACAATATTTTAAACCTAAATTAGATGCTGATGTTAAAGCAAATAGTTCTAGATATGAAGGTAGAAACGTTGTTTGGTATGGTTCTATTGGTAATATGATTGTTTTAACTAGAGATGAAGTAGATGGTATGACTGGTAATATCTACGATGAGGAAAAATTAGCTTATTTAACCAAACTAATACGTGATTACCCTGAAAAGGTTGAGTTAGAATGTTCTTACGCTCACGGTCATGTTATTAATCTTATAGATATTAAAGAAGAATTAGAATCATTTTATAATGATAGATTTGTTGTTGAATACGATGGGCATGAAGAACCTAACCGTACTGGTGATGAAGAACTTGATGAATATATTGGTAAAGACCTTGATAATAATTATTGGTATAATTTAGATTATGATAATGATAATATTGAACCATTTTTTGAAAAATATAGAACAAGTGTCGCTCAAGGTAAAAGTGTAGATGAATTAACATTAGAGTTTAAACAATTAAACCCAACAGAAAATGAAATCGATACCTTTAAGGAATTTATTAATATGGAGAACAAATTAAAAGATGCTCAAGCTAATGATGAGGGTGATTTTAATAAATTTAAAGTACAATTAAGAGATGGTCACCATAGAGTATTCGCAGCCTTTAATTCAGGTGAAAGATATGTTTGTGTTGATTTAGTTGATGATGGTATTAAAAAATATAAAGGGTATTATAATTTAGTTAAATAATGGAAAATTTTATAAAAAAATTACTAAGAGAGTCTTTGATTAATGAAGGTGTAAGTGATATTACATATCATTTTACTAACACCTATAAACTTGATGAGATTCTAAAAACAAATAAGATTAATTTATCAGCAGCTTTTGGTTCACCTTCTGATAATGAGATAAATAAAAATAAATTATTTTTCTTATCTACTACTAGTTCAAGAAATTCTGATATTGGATACGCTGCCTCATTACCTAAAGATAATATAGTTAGAATAACCTTAAATGGAAGGTTATTAAACCAGAATAACAAGTCTACTAGGGTTGACTATTGGCAAAGACCTAAAGACCCTAGAAACAAGCTCTATAACCCAAATGATGTGCCTACAACTGGTAAAGACTTCTATAAAAAAGTATCTAGACAAGATGAATTAGAAGATAGGTTTATTAGTGATAAAAATGAGATTAAACCAGCTAATAAATATATAATATCTATTGAAATTTTTAGTGATAATAATATGGGTAAATTGAAATATTTAAGTGATAATCTAAACATACCATTTTTCGTTTATGATAATATAAATTATTTTAATGGTTCAGTTAAGAATAAAGCTATTGAAGTTGCTTCTGATAGTATACCTAATGATGTTGAAAAACGTAGAGGTTATCTTGATACTAATATTATTGCATATTTAGTTTTTAGAGATGATAAATTAAGAGCTAAAATATTTAATGATATACAAGCTTTTGATATTGATATTGATTGGGTTAAAAATAAGGTTGATGATAGAATAAATGATAAATTAAATTATTATTTACGAAATGGAAGTGAATTTTATATAAATGATTTTGCGAGCAGTATGAGTGCTGATGTACATAATATGAGGTCGAGTTCAAATGAATTTGATAGATACCTAATAAAAGAATTGGGTATGGATATGAAAAGGAATAATGTAAACTCAATCAAGGGTTATTTAAATTATAAAGTTTGGAAGGGTAAAAAAACTCAAAATGATTATAATAAAGAGCTAAACCAAAAATTTATGAACTTTATTGACGATAATTTTAAAGAACAAATTAGCAACTATACAAATTACTCTTTTGATGCTGATGGTGTTGAATATGAAAATATTTTAGATTATAAACCAATTATGGATTTATTTAATAACTTTTTAATAAAACTAAAAAAATATGTTTCAGATTATATGTTAACTAATGATGATATGTATAGATTAAAATATGTTTTAGATAGCTCACATATTAAAGAAACTGTAAATATAAGCAAACCTGAAATCAATAGTATACTAGATAATATTGATTTTTATGGTAGTAAATTTACTGCCGATGATGTTAAAGCTATATTATATTATATTGTAAGTGATTTTAGTAATTATGCATATGATGAACTAGAACAAGCTAAAAAAGAATTTAATGAACAATTCACATAAAATATTTGTTTAATCAATAATTTAGTAATATCTTTGTTGCATGAAAAATAAGATAGAACAAATATTAGGTGAAGGATTAGTTATTGGTAAACGAATTAAATTTGATTTATCAATACCTGAAGATATTAGTGAGTTAAACCATATCTTTAAAAGAAATGGTTTTGAACTATTTATTGTTGGTGGTGCTATACGTGATGCTTTATTAGGTAAATCACCAAAAGATTACGATTTAGCTACCAATGCTTTACCTGACAAGGTTGAAGAAATGATGAATACAAACAACATTAGAACTATAGCTACTGGTAAAGCATTTGGTGTTATTAATGTATTTACCAACCAAGGGGAATACGAAATAGCAACCTTTAGACATGATATTGGCTCTGATGGTAGAAGACCAGATAGTGTTAAATTTACTAATATTGAAGGGGATGTTAAAAGACGTGACCTCACTATCAATGCACTTTTTTACGATATTGAGAAAGGTGAGATTGTTGACCTTGTTGGTGGTATTAATGATATTAAAAATGGTGTTGTTAGAACGGTTGGTTTAGCTGAAGATAGATTTGGTGAAGATAGACTTCGTATTCTTAGAGCAATTAGATTTGCTGCTAGGTTTGGAAGTGAATTAGAGACAAAAACTGATATAGCGTTACAAAAAAATGCAAATCTTGAAGGTATTTCCAGTGAACGTATTAGAGATGAATTCATCAAGGGTATTAAATCGGCTAAATCAACATCAGCTTTTTTAATGTTGAATGATAAATACGAATTGTTTGATTGGATATTCCCAGACTTAAAAATTGTCAAGAGTATGTTTAATAGAGGTGATGATTATATGTTTAATGATTACTTAGTTGTTTTAGCTAGGTTATTAAAAAACAATACCGTTGAAACTATTAGAGAAAAACTAAATATTTTAAGTTATTCTACTACAGAAATTAAAGGTATTATATTCTTAGTTACGTTATTAAAATTAGATTCTGATAATGCGTATTCCTTGAAAAAATCCCATTTAAAATCTGGTATTAGTAATAACCAAATTAGAGATTTTGGTTCAAGTGAAGGTATTCCATCTCAATTGCTAGATGCTTTTGAGGAATTTACATTAACAGTTTCTGGGTCAGAAATTATGTTTGATTTTAATTTAAAGCCTGGTAAAAATGTGGGTGAATTGATGCAAAAAATAGAAACAGAAAACTTTAACAAAATATTAAAACCTTATCTAGTAAACTCTAAATAAGGTTTATTTTAATTAGAAAATAGTTATAATTATAAAAAAAAACAAATGGCAAAATACTTAGCAACATTTAGTGATGTAATCGATGAAACCGAAATTAATGGTTTTACTATTATGTCTGATAAAGAAATCGAGAAATTAGAAGAACTAGCATCAAGTATCACTTGGGCAATCTATTACAAATTTGATAATGGTAGTGAATTAGAATATTCTGATGGTGAAGATTTAATATCACGAATTGAGTTTAAATTACTATCAGCAAGTGATGTTGAAACAATTGGTAAATTATTTAATGATAGTTTTGGGGTTTTTATTGGGATGGATTTTTTATTAAGTATTATTAACGATGTTGATGATGAAGAAGATATCGAAGACGATGACGAAGACGATGAGTATTAATTTCTTTAAACAACCGACTGGTAATACTTGTGGTCCAACATGTTTAAAAATGGCGCAATCAACTATACTAGGTTTAACGGATTCTAACTTTCCAACTATAGATGAAATTGCTATAATTTGTGGTACTGACTGGTTTGTAGGTACACCACCAGATAGAATGAAAAAAGGTATGGAAGCATTAAAAATGGTGTATACTGAACATATTGGCTCTAGATACCCATTTTTATTATTAAATAGTGTTATAAATGATGGTAATATAGCTATTATTAGAACAATAAGCACTGGTGTTCCACATTGGATAATCCCAGTTAGTTATGTAGATAATATTTATAATATTAATGACCCATGGTTAGGTAGAATACAATACAGTATAGAGGAATTAAAAGTAATTTGGGGTATAAGAGATTATCAATTTTTTGAAATTAAAAACAATGGAGATAAAAATAGGGGTTCCAATAGAAAAAAGAGTTGAATTTGCTAACTGGGCATACCCTCATTTTAAACATGTTATTGGTAAAACAATCTTTGATTTAGTAATTAATGATAGCGTAGATTTTCGAAAATCAGCATATATTATACAAGATGATACACTTTTAGGTCTTTATCTATTAGGCCCTACCCAAATCTATAACCCAATCTTTAGTAAATTATTAGGGATTGAAGGTGTGTTATTAGCTGTAGATGAGTCGATTAGAGGTATGGGTTGGGGTAATAAATTAAAAGATTACCCAAAAACACTTAACGTTGATTATATTTGGGGTTACCAAGCTGCTGGGTTAAATAATATAGAATATTGGTTAAAACGTAGGGTTTTAGTTAATAAAGAAAATAATTGTTACGTTACTTGTGAGATTTTTGCTGATGACGTGATATTTATTAATAAAAAACTAATGAGAAGATTTGATAAACAAAAAAATATCGCTGCTGCTAATTTATTATCAGAGCAAAGACACTTAACAGATAGAGACTCTGTAACTGAAGATTGGAAAACAAATGTAGCTGCTGGTTTAGCAACTATTGGTGGTGTGGCTGGAGCTAACGCTCAAACAAATAAACCAATGGCACCACAACAAGGTAAAGAGATTCAATATTCACCAAGTGAAAAACCCACTTCAAATATGGCTAACCCATATGGTACAAAGGATGATTCAACTATTCACCCAAGAACAATACCAATCGTTGGTATACAATCAGGTGTGACTGATGGTAAGAGTGGACAATCAGCTGTTTATGTTTATCATAATCATTTACCAAGTGACCCTAATTTTAATGTTAAAAGAGATAGGGAAACAGTTTATACTAAAAATTTATCTGACTTATATAAAACACAAGAATATCAAGAATATAAAAGAAGTCTTAATAAATAGTAGTAATCTAATAATCAAGTAATTACAAAATAAAATAAAAATAATTGTAAAAAGACTTGCTTTATCTAAATAACCTTAGTATATTTGCATAAGAATTAAAACAAACAAAAATAGTCTTTTTATAAAAAGACATATATTTATAACAAATGGAGAAATCCAAAAATAAAAAAAAAATGAACACAATTAACATACATATGATATCGATTAGCAATTGGAGACGTAATAGTCATCTAATGTCGGGTATGTTAAATACTGGTGGTACTGAAGTATAAATTTTAGAACACTTATAACAATATAACCCGACTAGAGAAATCTAAGTCGGGTTTTTTAATTTAATTAAGTTATGGAACATGTAAGAAGATTAGGTAGAGAGAAAACTATAAATTTTAAAAAAGATTTTTATTTAATAGTTGATAAGTACAGACTGATTGCAAATGCAAGTGGTTATAATGGAGAATTAAGATTTCAAAAAGAAGGTGGATTTACAGCTATTTTCGTTGAAATTAAAAATAATGGAGAGGCAAGCCAATAGGTGGTTGCCACAGTTTTGAAAACTGTTCGGAGACAATGGCTCGTGTGGGTTCGACTCCCATCCTCTCCGCAAACATGGTGATTGTAGCTCAGTTGGTTAGAGCGTTGGACTGTGAATCCAAAGGTCATGGGTTCGAACCCCATTTTTCACCCAAAAGTTGTTCGTTGACATATCGGTAAATATAAATACACGTCTATAGTGCAATGGTAGAATACGGGTCTCCAAAACCCTAGATGTAGGTTCGAGTCCTACTAGACGTGCAAAATAAAAAGATTTGGTAACTCAGAGGCAGAGTGGCTGTTTGTTAGGCAGCGGGTCGAGATTTCGAAATTCTCCCAAATCGCAAAAATTCTTCAATAGCTCAGTTGGTTAGAGCAACGCACTGTTAATGCGTGGGTCCTAGGTTCGAGTCCTAGTTGGAGAGCAAAATAAGTGAAAATAAATTTGGTATAAACGAATATTATTTATACATTTGCAAAAGTAAACTGAGCGTGGTGCTCGTATATTATCCATGTCTAGAAATGGAACACCACTAATACTATGCTTGACTGAGTGGCCTAAAGTGACTCCCGTTAAAAGGAGTGCCCTGTAAAGGGGCCGTAGGTTCGAATCCTACACATAGTCTAAAAATGGCGAGGTGTCAGAGTGGCCGATTGAGCTGGTCTTGAAAACCAGAGGCCGTGAAAGCGGTCCAAGGGTTCGAATCCCTTTCTCGCTTCAGTTTAATTATCGCAGTGATTGCGGCAATTATCACCGCAAAGTGATTAAACTATAAACATAGGGTAAAATTCATTGGCAATCGGCTCGGAAAGCGCATCGAGAGTTAGATATACGACTTAGTATGGAAAAAGTGGTTCGAATCCACCCAATGGAGCAAGAAAAAATAAAATATTAGTAAATAAAATTAATAAATTATGAGTAAACAAAATGATAAATGGCTTGCCACCTATGCGCACTTTATTTTAGATAGTGAAACACGTAGGATATATGAAGGAGACTTTATTCAATATTTTGGTTCAAAAGATGTTTATATGTTTAAAGCAATATATTTCCAATCAATTGTTGATATCAACCTAAAAGTACTAGAGGTTGGTGATGAAGTGTGTTATGTCTTTGGTACTGGGTTAGATAAAGGGGTTATAGAAAGTATCACACCATTTGAATTTGGTACAAGTGGACCTAGGATTAAAATTAAGGGTAAGAAAAAATTAATTAACGCATTTAATATTATGAAAATATAAAAATAAATTGAGATATATCGAGGCACGCTGATAACGTGTATATTCGTAACTGGTTATTGTAAATGTGGGTTCGAATCCCATTGTCTCAACTAAATTGGTCTGATACCGAGGCACACTCATAATGTGTATAGTCGTAATTGGTATGTTGTAAATGTGGGTTCGAATCCCACTTGGACCACAAAAATAGGTTATTAAAATTATTTAACTTATATTTGCATTTATTAATTATAAAAAAATAAGGATATGAGTTTTACTGGGTTTATGTTTGCTTTTATGTTAGCATTATTAACATTCTATGTTAATCAAAGAATAGCGAAAATGACTAACATTAAAATATTAATAAATACATTATTTGACATTTATGGTGGTGAGCAAGCGTTTGATGATTTTGATAGTAAAGAAGTTGCTACCAGATTAATGAATGAAATAATCAATATTGAAAAGATGAATGATAATAATTTTTATGTTAATTTAGAATTAGAAACTTTAAAAGAATTAAGGTTAGTCTATTATCGTTTTACAGATAAAGAGATAGCTAAAGAACAAATTAATTCTTTATGTTTTAATAGGTTAACTAGGAGTTTTATAATATTAGCTTTTTTAGATATAATCCCACCAAACATTAGATAATTAAATGATGAAACAATGATAAAAATAGAACAAGAAAAAATTGAAGAAGTTTACGCTTATTTAGATAAAATGGGTTTTAATTACACGATAGATAAAAACCCTACACCTGAAAAGATTGCTAGGATAAAAGCGCAAATAGAAAAAAATAAAGAAAGGTTTATTATTAATAAATAAATCCTTATACTTGTAATATGGAGATATTAGTAGTAGATATAGAAACAACTGGGTTTTTAGTAAATTCAGATGCAATTGTTGAGATTGGGATTAGCCTTGTCAACACACAAACAAATGAAATAAAATTAGTTTTTGATAATGTTATCAAGGATAAGAAGTTTAAAAAATGGAAACATAAAAACGCTTGGATTTTTAATAATACGACACTTGAAGTTAGTGACGTTGAAAAAGCTAAAACTTTAGAAAGTTATTTTGATGAAATTCAATCCCTTTTTAGTAAATATAAAATGACCGCTTATAATTCAGCTTTTGACTTAAGATTTCTTAGGGGTGCTGGTTTTATTATTGACGATATTAAATGTTTAATGAAAACAGCTACTAAATATTCTAAATATAAGGATAAAAATGGTAGGGTTAAAAAACCAAGTGTTGAGGAAATTTATAATCAATTTTTCATGAAAAAAGGTCAAGTTTATATCGAAGAACATAGGGCTGGTGCTGATGCACTTGATGAGGGTAAAATACTTTTACATATGGTTAAATTAAAGAATAAAAGATTAAAAAAATAAAATGCCGAGACTTATTGGAAAAGAATTACCTTTCATATGGGTAGTCAAGTCGGTTCAACTCCGATACTCGGTACTATATTAAATACATGGCCCTATCGTTCAACTGGATAGGACTTAGCAGTACGATTGCTAGAATCAGGGTTCGAATCCTTGTAGGGTCACAATTTTAAAAATATTAAAAGGCCCCTATCGTTTAACTGGATAGGACACAACTCTTCTAAAGCTGTAATCTGGGTTCGAATCCCAGTGGGGGTACAAATGGATAATTACGAGAGTGGTCATTAGAACAGCTCAAAAATATTAATTGGAGAGGTACCCAAGTGGTTAAGGGGCCTGTTTGCTAAATAGGTAGGGCTCGTAAGGGTCGCATGGGTTCGAACCCCATTCTCTCCACACACTTACATAACCAGAACTTTTTAAATTATTTAGATATTTATGATTAATGTAAATCAAATATTAAATAGTTATGAAAAATAAAATACAATCAATATTAAGAGAATCATTAAATAAAACAATTATTGAAAATTTAATAGATGAGGATTACCCAATAAATTTTAATATGGATGAATTTAAGGGTTTAATAACATTTAAAGATAGAATAACATATTGTGATAATAATTTAAAGAAAATATCTTCTGGTAGCGGTAGAATTGTTTATATGATTGATGATATAAAAGTATTAAAATTATCTAAAAATAGTAAAGGGGTTGCTCAAACTAAAACTGAATCAGAATGGGGTCAAGATAGTTATTTTTCAAATATATTAGCACACACATTTGATTTTCACCCAGAATATTTATGGATTGAAATGGAGTTAGCTAGAAAGGTTACAAGACGTAATTTTATAGAAATTGCTGAGTGTAGTATTGACAATATGTCTTATTATTTAAGAAATGACTATTCAGAAAGAAACGGTCAAAAACCTTTATTTGGTTTAGATAAAGATATCAAAGCTGAATTAGACGAAAACCATTTTGTTAGTTTAGTAAAAGATTTTATGGGAAATACACAATCTGATGTTGGTGATTTTGGTAGATTAAATAGTTACGGTCTTGTAAATAGAAATGGTGTTGACGATATTGTAATTATTGATTTTGGGTTAACTAATGATATATATGATACCTATTATAGTTAACGAATAAAGAATTCATTTATTTGATGTAATACGTTTAATTCTTGATAAGGTTGGTCTGTTTTAATATTAGTAACTTCTTTATATAAAAGTTCTAAAGAATCAGGGCTTTTAACTATATAATCATTTGCTCCACCCACTATATACTCAAAAACCACCTTAATATCTTTTTGGTTTGATAACACTATAATTGGTGTTGAAATATCTGTTTCTCTAATTTCTTTCAAAACGTCTAAACCAGTTAACCCATTTAAATCATTTAAAGTATGGTCCAATACTAGTAAGTCTAATATTGTGTCTTTATCGTTAAAATATTCTTCACGTGAGGTATATTTCAATATCTCTACATCTTTATCTTTCTTTAGTATATAACTAATCATAGCTGAATATAGTTTACAATCATCAATTATCCCAACTAAAAATTTCGTATTATTCATTGTTACAAGTTATTAGGTATAACTATAAATACCTTAAAAAATATAAAAATGATAAAATATAGTTAAAATTAATATTATAACAATAAAAAATAGTATATTTGCACATGAAAAATAATATAAAAGAGACATTAATAGATAATACCGTTAAAAATTCAATGGGTATTAATATTACAAAACCAAATTCAGAATTGATAATTTGTCGTGGAATCCCAGGCTCTGGTAAATCTACAAAAGCAAAATCTTTGGTTAAAAATGGTCGAATACATTCGACTGATGACGTAATAGAGGCCAGTGGTGATTACAAATTGTTTTTTGAGACTATGATAGCATCAGAAGATTTTAGGGGTTTAAATAGAGCGCATTCAACGAACTTAAAAAACGCTATAGAATCAATGATTAATGATGTATCACCTATTATTATAGATAATACAAATATTAAAGCCAATGAATCTAAAGCATATGTTGTTAAGGCGCTAGAGTTAGGTTATAAAGATAGTAATATTTCTGTTGTAGATATTGGTACTGGTGGTTTAACAGCTAAAGAATTATCTGAAAGGAATACACATGGTGTTCCATTTGATAAAATAGAAAAGATGATTCAAGTATATAATTCAGTTGGTGAGTTGACAATTAAAAAGATATTAGATTCAGCTGATATGTACAAAAAGTCAGATATTCTATATTCTGCGGTTGTGTTAAGCCAAGCGACTAAAAATAAATTATTAGAGGTTGTTGGTGATAGAATACCAGAGGGTTGGAAAATAATTGCACACCATATGACAATTTCGTTTGGTAAAGGTGTTAAAAACAAAGAAGATTTGGGTAAATCAGTTAATTTAACTGTAACCGATTTAGGTTTAAGTGATATGGCTATGGCTGTAAAAGTTAATGGTTATGATAGTTCTAATGATATAGCACACATAACTATCGCTATAAATCCAAATGGTGGTAAACCAGTTATGTCAAACCAAATAACCAAATGGCAAAATATTAAACCATTTATTGTAGTTGGTATTGTAACTGATATAAAAAAAGGTGCTATATAGCACCTTTTTATTTGTTTAATTAGGTTAAATATTAATATCTTAAAATATAAGATTAAAGGAATGTTAAATAAAAATATTTTTAAATGGAAAAAAACGAATTAGCTAATTATGTTCTTAATGAACTTAACATAACAGAAGAAATTCTAAACATATATCCTTATGGTAGTCGTGTTTATGGGACATTTGATAAAGATTCAGATTCGGACTATATTATAGTCACAAAAAGTGGTATACTTAAAAGTGGTGGATTTAAACAAAATGCGATATCAAATAAAGATAGGACTATTCAAGGTGTATTATATTCTAGGAGTGGATTCATTGATGCTATCAATAGGTATGATATTTCAGCACTAGAATGTTTATCATTACCAGAATCTGATGTGGTAAAAAAACTTTGGAACTTTAAAGTTCAAAAATGGGATGATAAAGAATTTATTAAATCGATAATAAGTAAAATGTCTATGAGTTGGTTTAGCGCAGATGGACATTCTAAAGATGGATATAAAGATTTAGCCAAAAAAGGTTTGTTTCATTCAATTAGAATCCTTATGTTTGCAAAACAATTAAAAGCGACTAAAACTGTTACTGATTTTACGGTTGCGAATAATTTTAAAGTGTCATTAAAATTAATTAATGACACTGATTTTGATGTTAGGGATTTTATAGGTATTAGAGATAAATTAGTAGATGAATTAAAACAATAACATATATTATTTTTTAATTCGAAATATAACTTACACTAGCTACCCAACGAGAATTAGCGGTTGTTGTTGGGTAAAATTGAACGGTTGCTGATGAAGTATTACCTTGAACAAACCCTGTACTATAAGGAGCTACACTACCAACGACAGAGCCAATATATTGGGTTCCCTCACCACTATTTATGTTAAATGGTATAGTAGCAGTCAAACTAGTATTAGTTGAAGCTGATATCGGTTGAACAAGAAAATCAAATTTTAGGGTAACTATATTACCAATTTTAGTCCAAGTACCTAATCTATCTGTTGATGAACTACTAACATTAGTACCATTCACAAGTATTGGTGTAAAAGTCCCAGATGTTATATTAGATACTGTACTAAATCCAGTTACGTTAAATGTTCCACCAGTATTATTTCTAAATGTTGCTGTTCCAGCTGTATAAGTTCCACCAGTTACTCTAATATCAGTTGGTAAATTTAAATAAGTTGTTGCTGATATTGTATTTGCACTTAAATCACCATATAATCTAGTGTTACCATATATTTGTAATTTATTAACAGTATCATCTACTCCACCAACTGATAAATTACCAATATTAGAGATACTAGCTTGTTTAGTACTATTAGTGTAGAATGATAAACCACTAAAAATGTCTCGCTCAACAGCTACATCAGTAATGTTGAAACCACCAAGACCCATTTCTAAACGCATGTTTGGGTATGAATTTAATCTAAACATAGGGTTTTCATCAGTTAATGAAGCAAACCCCTCAAAATGTGAACCAATTTGAGTTTTAACAGATGCTACAATACCTTTTCTATCAATTTCAAAAACAGTTCTTTCATATGCAACATCATCACTATACATTATTCTAATTTCTGGGTCTCCATCTCCAGCTTGTATTATTCTACCAATTTGAAATATAGGATTTGTAGATATACCTGAACCTGTTTGTACACCTGAATTTTCCCCAGTGGTACTAAAGTCACGTTTAAATTTTTGGGCTACTTCTCCACCACCTTCAAGTAACATATTACCATCACCAATATGAAATAATTCACCAGGTATATTAACTGAACCTAAACCGATATTCCCACCTGTTTGTGCAAAAGCGCTATCACCTAATGTATTACCACTAATGAAAAGTGGTAATCGATTAATAGTGCCTTGTGAAAAAGTATTACCAGTGCTAAAACCGCTTACATTAAATGTACCACCAGTATTATTTCTAAATAATGTAGTTCCATTTGAGTATGTTCCACCTGTAACAACTGTATCATTTGACCCTGAAAAATAAGGCCCTAATGAGTTAACAAGAGTGTTAAATGTTGCTTGCGATGTAACCCCATCTGACACAATAGGTAAAATAGTTTGTTGATTGAATAAACCTTGAGGTAATTGAGTGATTTTACTATCAGCCATGATTATAGTTTAATTTTAATGTTGTTTTATGTTAGTTTTTAAAGTCCGTAATTAATAATTTAAATCAGTTTATAAACTACACATGATTTACTATAAATATAATTAAAAAGTAAATAAAACTTGTTAGTATTAAAAAATAGATTACCTTTGTAATATGATAAATTAATAAATAATTATATATGATAACAGCACAAGTAGTTTTAATAAATCCAGATGGTTTAGTATTAGGTGTTTCCAGAAAACATGACCATACTGATTTTGGGTTAATAGGTGGTAAAATGGACCCAGAAGATAATAATAACCCAATAAACACAGCAATTCGGGAGTGTAAAGAAGAAACTGGTTTAGATATCACTAATTTAAGGTTAGTTTTTGCGATACATAAAAATGGTAATATGGGTTTTACCTATTTAGCCGATTATACTGGTGAAATTAACCATGATGAACCACATGTTGTTGAATGGTTGCCATTTGAGGTATTAGTAAAAGGTAGTTTTGGGAAATATAATAAAATGGTTTCAGAATCACTTACTGATATGGGTATAAAATATATATTTGATATTGATATGGACCCACTTGTTGAAGAATTAGAAAAATTTATAAATTTAACCATTAGGAAGGGTTATATAAAACAGTTTATATTCGATGGAATATATCGAAATTTAAGTGGTTGGGGTAGTGATTTTAATATTACGTTAATTGATTGTAATGGTGATGATTTAGATAGTGAATGGGATGATTACGATGACGAATATGAAAATAATATTATTTTAATTGGTAAAAAATACCATATTAATATTGGAATACCATCATACTATTATAAGAAATAATGGACGTAATAAATTTCACTAAGAATAACTTACCTTATGGTTGGTTAGGTAATATGTCACAATATCCAATAGATTTTGGTGGTGTTATATGGAAAACAACGGAAGCCTTATTTCAAGGGTTAAGGTTTAGGGATAATGACATTAAAGAGTTAATAAGAAACGAAAAGTCACCAATGGGTGCTAAAGAGGTTATGAGGTCTAATTTTAAAGATATTATCGTTACACCCCATTCTAAGAAAGATATTTCAAATATGAAAATGTGTTTAGTATTTAAACTAATGCAACATCCAAAATTAATTGAGGAATTAATAAATACTGGTGATTTACTAATAGTTGAAGATGTTACAACTAGGGGTAATGTTGGTGGTAATCTATTTTGGGGTGCAATGTTAGTTAATAATGAATGGGTTGGTGAAAACACTTTAGGTAAAATATGGATGGATTTACGAAATGAGCACAAAAAAAATTGGAATTTAATATAATTAGTTATACCTTTGTAAAAAAATAGTATGGAAAATATAGATAGAAGGTTTGAGTTAAGTAATAAATTTACTGAAATGGGTATGGCTTTGATAAAAGAAGGTAAAGAAGATGAAGACGTAATAATTAAATTTTCTGGGTCATTTTTGAATTTTTTATCTAATTTAATGTATGATGAGAAACAAATGATATTATTTTCAACTTTTTGTAATATGTTTTCAGCTAAAAAAATACTTGAAAATATGGAAGAAACTCAACATGATTACATCGCTTTTTTAAAGGGTAAAAATGTTGGTGAAACTGATAGTGAATTTTTAAAACGATTAAATGATTTGAAAAACAATCAAGGTAACAATGATATATTATAATTATGGAATTAAAAATAGTAGAATATTTAAAAAAAAATGGGTTAGAAAAAACAATTCGGGATTTTAAACTTAAAAGTAGGTTATACGATAATAAAGTACTTTTAAAATATGACCAATTAGTGTCACCAACACTTATGGCATTACCAGAAATGCAAGAATGTCGTGGGTTAATCCTTGAGTTAGATACTTGGAAAGTTATGTCATTAGCGTTCAAGAAATTCTTCAATTCAGAAGAAGGAAATGCACATAAAATTGATTGGAATACCGCTAAAGTATTAGAGAAATTAGATGGTTCACTTATACAAGTGTATTATGATGGGTTTGTGGATAAATGGTTTGCTGGTACTACTGGTACAGCTGAAGGTGAAGGTGAGGTAAATAATAAATTAGGTACTACCTTTAATGATTTATTCTGGGATACTGTTAAAAGTAAATATGAATTAACTGAAGATAAATTAGATGTTACTAGGGTTTATATTTTTGAACTTACTACACCGTATAATATTGTGGTTAAACCACATGGTGAATCTTCTGCGACTCTTTTGACTTGTAGAAACATATTCACGTTAAATGAGGTTAATTACGAAGCTTTATTTAGAATTGGTCTTGAGTTAAATGTGCCAGTAGTTAAAACATATGATTTAAACAAGGGTAATATGGGTGCCATTTTAAGGACATTTGAGGGTATGCCATGGTCAGAAGAAGGTTATGTGGTAGTTGATGATAACTTTAATAGGGTGAAGGTTAAAAACCCAGCATATGTGGCTGTACACCACTTAAAAGGTAAATCAGCTGAACATAATATATTAACAATTGTTAAAACTAATGAAATTGAAGAGTTTGCCACTACTTTCCCAGAAAGAAAAGAAGAACTATATAAATTAAAAGTTAATTATGATTTATTAAATGTTAAGTTAAATATGGTTTGGGACGAGTTAAAATTACATAAACCAAAGAATATACAACCATCAGAAAAGAAACGTTTTGCTGGTGTAGTATTTGAGATATGTAAAAAATATGAGATAAATAATTTTACTGGGTTATATTTTGGGTTAGCTGAAAATAAGATATCTAGCATTGATGATTTTATGTTTAAATATGATGATAAATTATTATATAAACTTTTATAAAAAAATGACATAACTACTTGGTTATGTCATTTTTGTTTAATATATTTGCACTCTAAATAAAAAACTATGGGAACAATTAAAGATTATGAGGTTAATATAGGTAAAGAATGTAAAAAAAAAGACAGACCATTTAAAAGTACCTTTAAGAAAAATACAATTAAAGGTGTAATTAACCATCCACATTTAAATATACCAGCTTATGTATTCCATGAGGATGATAGTTATGTGGAATGTAGAAGAATAGAAATTTTAAATTAAAATTTTATTTTTGACATGGATGAAAAAATTATACGACCACAAGAATTAAGAGAAGGTGAGGAATGTGTTATCACACATTGGGTTAACCAACCGCAATATGTGGGCGATAAACTTAGAGTTGAAAACTGCCAATTTATTAGAACGACTAAAGATGGGCTTGATACAACTAGTGTTGATATGCGATACCCATCATATTGTAAATTAGTGTTATCTAGAAAAAAGGTTAAAATTTTAAAAATTAAAAATATGCGAGAAGAAATTAATGCAAAATGGGCAAATGAACAGGCTACTAAAGTTTTAGGTGAAAAAATAAATAATCAAATAAATACTTGTTTAAATAAAATAGAGGTAGCTGTTAAAGAAAATAAAATGAATTGTATCGTTTCTATTTATGCTGAAAGTTTAACGATGTCAGAATTGAGAAAACGTGGTTTTGTTCTTAGACAAGAAAATACACAAAAAGATGGTAGTTGGTTAACAATAAATTGGTAAGTTATGAAAGAAGATTATAAAAAAATGAAAATATCACTAACATATTGGTTGTTAGGTAAGGGATATTACAATGCGTATAATGCGATGATTTTTGCTGAAAAATTACATAATGGTCTTCGTAAAGATGGTGAGCATGAGTTTTCACATCAAATTTCACAAGCACTGTTAGCTAGAACGTTAATAGGTGATGTTATGTATAAAGAAGAGTTGTTTATGGTTATATTTTTACATGATGTGTGTGAGGATAAGGGCATTTCCTATGAAGAAATTGAAAAGTTATTTGGCGTTTTGGTTATGAACTCGGTTAAATTAATGACCAAAGTGTATCAAGGTGTTAAAACTCCAAATAATGAGTATTATGCTAAGATGATTGATTGTCCGATAACTAGTTTGGCAAAGGGTTTTGATAGAGTACATAATTTAATGAGTATGTTGGGTGGTTTCACAGTAGAAAAAAGAATTAGTTATGTGAATGAAACATTAGAGTACACCGTACCTATGTTAAAATTAGGTAGGCGTAATTTTCCAATGCAAGAATCGGTCTATGAAAATATAAAATTCATAATGACTAATCAAATAAAATTATATAACGCATTAAATAATGCTGAAACTGTAATTATTAGCTTGAAACTGGGAATTAATATAAGTGAAGAAACATATTTGGAAATGTGTAATTTAATTACACATTATAAAAATGTTCAATTAGGGATACATGAAGCTAATGATGATGATGGTGTTGAACCACCTTACATAAGAACAGCAACGGTTGATGTTCATTATACGTATAACCCAAAATTTGGTGACTATAAGGAATGTGAATGTGGTCATGATTATCATCGTCATTTTGATGGGTATGATAATAATGAAGCTGTGGGTTGTAAGTATTGTGGTTGCTATGATTTTAATGTAAAAACTGTTTAATATGATGAATGAAAAAATTAAAAACGTTGGAATTGGTGTTGTTATATTGTTACTTTCATGGGTATTCATAACAAATATTATCCAGTCATTTTTATGTCCAAAAATGACACAAACAGAATTAGTTCTACATTTTTCTAAAACTATTTTATTAAATTGGTCGAAGTGTGAATAATTTAACTTATATTTGCAGTCAACAAACGAAAAAAAATAATTATGGCAGCTGAAATCATTGGAGAAGTATTAATTAGTGCCCTTGAATATATTGGCACCGATGGTGGTGATTCTAAGGATAAAAAAGGTTGTGGGTGTATGATTGTTATTATACTTCTGTTAATTATAGGTGGTTGGCTTTATTATGATATGACTTATACTAATCACGAACCATTAAAGGGTATTATAAACAATAAATTACCAAATAATAAGGTATTGGTAAAGACTGTTAATGGTGAAGATGTTTATGTCATAACAAATGAATTATATTTAAATAAAAAGTGTGGAGATTCAATAACTATAATAAACGATTAAATATGAAAATTAAAGAAATTTTAGATGAAATCGCTAACATTAGCGGTAAAAACGATAAGGGTAAAGTATTAGCCAAATATAAGGATAATGAGTTACTTAAACGAGTAATTTATCTAGCACATTCACCTAGAATAAAATTCTACATAAAACAAATACCAGAATATGTTAAAGATGATTTTGAATTAAATATGCCGTTAGAGCAAGCATTAGTTACATTAGAAAACATATATTCTAGAAAAGTAACTGGTGGTGATGCAACAGTTGTTTTACAAGCAATTTTAAATAGCGTATCACAAGATGATGCATATGTTATTGAACGTATTATCGATAAAAACCTTAAAATTGGTATGGACTCTGGGATTAATAAAATAATTCCAAAGCTCATCGAGGAAACACCATATCAAGGGGCTAAATCATTTTCGGTTAAAGGTGCTATGAAATTATTCGAAAAGGGTAAAGCTGTAATGTCACAAGTTAAAGCTGATGGTACATATCGTAACGCTATTATCAGAGGTGGTGATGTTGAATTAATTTCAAGACAAGGGGAAGTATCAACACTTACTGGTGCTAAATTCTTAGTAGAATTAGGTCAGATGGAAGATTGTGTACTAAATGGTGAGTTAACAATAGATGGGTATAAGAGAACGATAGCTAATGGTATGGTAAATTCTATTATGGATATTGTTGAAAAAGCTGAAGAAAGAGGTGAAGTTGAAACGGGTAAGAAAATCGCTGCGTTTGAAGATAAGCATGGTCCAATGGCTGATGCATTAGATAAAATGAGGATTACTGTTTGGGATATGATTAGTGTTGATGAATACTTTGAGGGTAAATCAGTAACTGAATATCATATCAGATATAATTCACTTAGAAAGATGGTTGAGAATAAAGCTTGTGTTCAAGTTCAAGTTGACCTTATTGAAACACGTTTCATTACAACCTACGAAGAAGCAATGGACCACTTCTTAGATACTCAAAAAAGAGGTCTTGAAGGTACAATTATCAAAGCTGCTAATGCTGGTTGGAAGGATGGGAAACCAACATATCAAATCAAAATGAAACTTGAAATGGATATTGACCTTAGAATAGTTGGTTTTAATTATGGTTCAAAAGGTACTAAGAATGAGTCTGTAATTTCAGTATTACAACTAGAAAGTGAGTGTGGGTTATTGAAGACAGCACCTGGTGGGATGACTGAAGCTATGATGGCTGATATTACTAATAGACAAGAAGAATTAATGGGTACAGTTGTACAGATTAGATGTTGTGGTCTTTCAGAAACAGATAAAGGTTGGTCAACGCAACACCCATCAATTGAAGAATTAAGAACAGATAAAAATACTTGTGATACTTTAGAGTCTTGTATTGAGATTGAAGAAATGGCAAAAACATTAAAAATAAAATAATATGACTGTAATTTTTATAATATTAGGTGTAATACTTTGTTTAGTTGGTTTAGTAATCTTATTTTTTTTCTTAAGGTTGGTTTATTTCATTTATAAACTTAAACAAAAAAGTAAAGAATATATGAAAATTAATACTGAAAAATTATTTAAAGAACATGTGAAAAATCTTAGTGATTTATACGTATTTAAAAATAACTTAAATAGGTAAACTACAATAACAATTAAATAAACAAAAAAATGAAAAAAATAATATTTTTATTCTTAACTTTAGTAAGCTTAAGTGTATTTTCGCAAACAGATTCAAAACAAGTTAAAACAAGTATGTACATTGGTGCGGGTTTATCAATGGCTAATTCAAAGGGGCAAGCGTTTGACGTAACATCATATCCAAGTATTGAGTTTGGTATTACACGTAGTAATTTGTCTTATGGTCTTGTATTAGGTCGTGGTAATTTAATAGGTTTAGCTCAATCTGGTGATGTATTATCTAATTACTTTTACGAAGTTAAAGTATCACCATCATTTCCTATAGGTATTGTTAATGCTAATATTATTCTTGGTGTTGGTAGTTATTTTATTACTAGTAATGCAATGTTCATCGAATATGGTATTGGTGTCTCTAAATCATATGGTAATTTAACATATGGTGTATCCTATACGAATTGGGATGACATTAATTATATCACACCAAGCATATCTTACGGATTCTAATTAAACAATTAACCATTGTGGTTAAGTAAAAATATAAATAAATAAATAATTATGAAAAAAATGATTAAATTTCCGTCTATCGACCAATTTAGAACAGTTGTTTCTAATATCAATAGACATTATAATTTTGTAGGATTAGACGAGAGTAGTGAGGCCATTTACGACCATACATTACCTAAACCAACACTTACGTTTACTGGTAAAGTAAAATTACATGGAACTAATGCCGCAGTATCTTTTAACAAAGATGGATATTGGGCACAATCTCGTGAAAACATTATTACACCAGAAAAAGATAATGCTGGGTTTGCGTTTTTTGTTGAATCTAAAAAAGATGTATTTAAAAGATTCGTAAATGAAATTACATCACGTAATTTTGAAGATATTAACGATAACACTTTTACTATCTATGGTGAATGGTGTGGTGGTAATATACAAAAAGGTGTGGGTATTTCAAATTTACCAAAATCTTTCTTTATCTTTGGTCTTAAAGTTTCACCAAATTCAAAAGATGGTGAAGAAGCTAGGCCAGCATATTGGATTCCATATCATTATTTATGTAGTTCAGAAGATAATATTTACAATATTGATGATTACACTAATTATACTATTGATATTGATTTTAACATGCCTCAGTTGGTTCAAAATACATTATCTGAGTTAACTATGGCGGTTGAAGAAGAATGCCCTGTAGCGAAAGCTTTTGGTTTTTCAGGTATTGGTGAAGGTATTGTTTGGTCTGTTAACGTTAATGGTACTATACATAGGTTTAAGGTAAAAGGTGAGTTACACTCTAGTTCTAAAGTTAAGACACTTGCAAGTGTTGATGTTGAAAAACTAGGTAGTATACAAAAATTTGTTGAATATGCTGTAACTGAAAGTCGTTTTAAACAATCAATTGAGAATATATTCCCAAATAACGAACCGATAGATGTTAAAAAGATGGGTGATGTTATCAGATGGGTTGTTACTGATATTACAAAAGAAGAAATGGATACTATGGTTGAGAATAAGATTGAACCTAAAGACGTAAATAAATACGTATCTACGAAAGTTAGAGAAATGTTTTTTAAATTAAGTGTTTAAAAATACATTAAAAATAATAAAAATAAAGGGTTAAAACCCTTTATTTTTTATAAAAAAAACGTATATTAAAGAAAAGAAAAGAAAATATGAATTCAAAACTATTTATTGCAGATAAATTTAAAGTTGGTTTTAATCTTCGTGATGACACTTACACTGGTAAATTAGGTTACGTAATTGGTTATGATGGTAAAAAATGGCGTAAGGAACCATCATGGGAAAGTTGGCGATTAAAATTTATCGAAGCTGATGAAATTGAAGTTAAAAAATTGGCAAGTTATAATTATGATATAAGTAGACAAACAACACATTATAATAGTATGGTTGAGAGTTTAAGTTCAACACCAGAAAAATATAGTAAAACACATTATTATAGAGAAGAGACTAAACTTAGTTTAGGTAAGCATTTAGATAATAGAGTGGGAAAATATGAAAATTATAAAACAAATTTAGGATTAATTTCTTGTGATAAAGGTATTATACCACAAGAATATGATAATGTACCGACTGAAGGTTTTGTTTTAAATAAAAAAGCTGGTGGTGGGTCAAGTGGTTGGAATCATAGGTCAACATATTGTAGGGTATATGACCCACGTGGTTTTGAGTTTGAAATATCAATACCTAATTTATTATACATCTTACAAGAATGCACCTCAACAAAAGGTAAAGGACTTGATGGTGAATTTGTTTACGCTTGGGATGGTAAAGATTTAGTATTACTACCAACAGTTTCTGAAGATTATCGGTCATCAACTAAGTTTACTAATTTACAAAGTGGTAAAGTAGGGACTAAAGACCTTATTGAAGGATGTGTTTACAAAGATAAAAATATGTTTGATTACGTATATTTAGGTAAATTTACTTGGGTTAGTGATTATAATTATACTGGTATTTCTTGTTTTGAAAAACGATATATTTTTTACGATGTTAGCGGTAATAGGTATGATAACTTTCATAGTTTTAAAAATACTAGTAATTTTGTCCAAATAGTTAGCAATATCGCAGTGTCTAATTATGGTGAATTATTAGATAAATATAATAAATCAAAATATAGTGGTGTTATAAATAATCCCATATTAAATGATGCGGTTATAAGTAAATTAAATGTACCATATACTAGTAGAAATAGTTTAAACAGGGTATGCGATGTTTTATTACCTTTAGGTGGTGACAAATTTGAAGTTTACTCAGTGGATGGTGAAATAGATTATATCATAACAAAAGATTATAAGTATTCGTATAAGCATTACAATTTAGTATGTAGAAGAACATTACAATTAAAAGATGGTGGTGATTTTGAGATAAAAGCAATTAAAATAAAGAAATTAGATGCGCTAAAATATAGTGAGATAACTAATATGGGTTTAAAAAATTTAAGTATTAAAAATAACGATAAGATAAAAATTTTAAAATTTTAATTATGGTAAATGATAGAGATAAAATAGTTCAGGAACTCTTTAATGTTGTTCAAATAAAAAAAATAGAAATAGCTAAAGCTGAAAAACCAAATTGGGAAACTAATTGTGTATTTAGATACAATAAAGATTCATCTGTAAATACAAACTTACAAGTTTGTAATAATGTTGAAGATTTAGTGAATATTTTGGGGTTTTTAATAGAAAAGAAAAATAGTTTTGATGCTGCCCAAAAAATACTTGGGACTAAGTTAAAATTCCAATGGTCTGGTTTTAGTTTTGAAAATTGGTCTTCTGATTTAAAAAGTACAGTGGCTAAAATTGAGATTAAGTTTAAGAAAAAAGAACTTGAAATACTTGAGGTAAGACTTAATGGTCTTGTTAGTAAAGAAATGCGAGAACAATTAGAATTAGAAGAAATTAGAAAAATATTAAGTTTATGATATCAAATAGAGTTTATAGAGCAAAAAAAGAGATTGAATTACTCGAAAGAATGGTGATTAAGTCTGGTCAAGAATTAGAAATAGTTATGGACGTAGTATATGTTAATGGTAATATGGTACCACCAAACTTACAGAACTTATTTTATAGTTATATTGTTAATAATCCAACATCATTTGATGATGTTACTAAAAATTGGTAAATGGAAGATATTAAAGTATTTGACCCAATAGTTCAAGTAGCTATAGTAGTGGTTATTGGACTTGTATTATGTGTTTGGGTATTGGCTATACATACAAACTTTTTTAATAAAAAGTAAAATAAAATGGAATAAAATTGTTTATTCCATTTTTTATTTTATCTTTGTAGAATAATTTATAAAAATATATTATGATAACTAAAGAAAATGGTTTAAGGTATGCTAAATTAATACACGTATCAGTTGATAATGGTCAAACCGATAATAGCAACAAAATTTATATCATGGAAGAATTATCTGATGGTAGAATTCAATGTGAATACGGTAGAGTTGGTAAAAATATGGTAACTGTTTATAAAAATAGTAATGAATGGAATAAGATACTTAAATCTAAAGTTTCTAATACTAAAGGTTATACTGATGTAACTGAATTGTTAACTACAATCGTAGAGGTAACAGACAATAAAACAAATAATAAAACTGAGGAAATTAAAGATTCAATTGTAAAACAATTAATTGATGATTTAATGAACTTTGCTAATAAATCAATTCAAAAAAATTATAAAGTTACACAAGATTCTGTTTCTGAGCAACAAGTTAATGCTGCTCAACTAATAATTGATACTATTGGTAGTTTATTAGTTTTAGGGGTAGATAAAAAACACGTGAATGATATGTTACTTAAGTTGTATACTATCATACCTAGAAAAATGGATAATGTTCGTGACCATTTAATTGAGGATGTCAATGATTCAAACTCGTTAGATTTAGCACAAAAAATGATTGGGGAAGAACAAAGTACATTGGATACTATGGCTGGGCAAGTAAGATTAATCAACCAACAAAAAGCAATAGTAGAAACCCCTGAAAATAAAGGTAAACAAAATCAAGTCACTATACTTGACCAAATGGGGTTGAAAATTGAGGTTGAAAATGATAAGGAAACACTTACATTGATAAATAAATTAATGGGTAGTAACTCTAGTCAAATTAGAAAAGTTTACAAGGTTATCAATACAAAAACACAGAAAACTTTTGAGGATAATTTTTCAAAATCTAAGGTTAAAAAGAAAAGGCTTTATTGGCATGGTTCACGTAATGAGAACTGGTTTAATATTATGCAAACTGGGTTGTTAATTAGACCTTCTGGTGCTGTTCATACTGGAAGTATGTTTGGTGATGGTATTTATTTTGCTGATAAGGCTCAGAAATCTATTGGTTATTCATCTTTAAGTGGTTCACACTGGACCAAGGGTAATGAGAATAGAGCTTTTCTAGCATTATTTGATGTCCATGTTGGGAATCAAAAAGAAATCTTACATCATACGTCTAGTTGTTATAGTTTATCTGATAGTGTCCTTAAAAAAGATGGTTTTGATAGTGTATTTGCTAAGGGTGGTGCTGATTTAAGGAATAATGAATTTATAGTTTATAATGGTGCACAGTGCACTGTTTCACATTTAATTGAAATAGGAAAATAATTATGGGAATAACAAGTATAATAATGGTGTATTTTATGATACTTTTAGTAGTTGGTTTAACATATCAAAAAGGATAATAAGATGGAAGAAAAAACAGGATATGATTGGTGTGAAGATGCCAAACTAAGGGTGATAGATATCTCAAATTGGGATACTGATTGGGCTAATTTTAACGATTCTTATTATAAAGAAAAAATTAATGTACAAGAGTTTTATAGGAGATTAGATATGTGCCGAGTAAAAGCTAACTCGATGCCTAGAAAAACAGAAATGTATCTTGAATATAGAATGTATGGTTTAGTACCATATAATTTAAGTCCAATTCAACAAGGTATTCAATTTGGACATGGTGTTATCGAATATAGTTTAGATGTTTATGAAGTCCCACCATTTAATAAAATATACCAAAAATGGGCAAAAGAAGATAAAACATTTATAATTCTTAATGGTGGGACTACAAATCTAAATCCAGATAATTTAGGTACTCTTAATAAGCATTTTATGAATCTTCATTTTAATGGGGTTGCAACATCAATTTTTTGTGAACCAGATTTAGGTGACCAATTAACCGCTGTTGTTTTTTTAGTTGATGAGAGGGTTTTTAATAAGGTGCGTTACCCTGATTTTAAACCAACACCATTATCTTGGTTAGCTGATAAAAAACCAACTGAAAAAGAACAATCAAAATGGCAAGTTGAGAACGATAAGCATTATGTAAAATGGGTTGAAAGTGTTGGTGGTGAAACTAACGTATATTTGCGAGAGTATTTAAAAACACTTAAATTAGCGTAACTATTTATTTATAATTAATTTTTCTGTATTATTAAATATGGAAAAATTAATCATAAATTATTTAAATAAAAAATATAGTTTTTACACTGGTAAGTTCATTGGTAAAAATAACAATCAAGTTATTGATGGGTTTAAAATTATAGACTACTTAACTGATATTTTTAGTATTAAAGAAGAAACTTCTACTATTATATTTAATAATTGGGCTTTATTTAATGGTGTAACAATTAAAGACTATCGAGATGCTTGGGGTTATAAACGTGCATTTCAATGGTCATCAGAAGGTACACAAGACTTTAGTGTATTCCATAATATCGATGCTGAAGCTGAATTAACTGCGCTGTTATCAGAAGCATTTGCTGCTGAAATTGACCGTGAAATAATTAAACAAATATGGGAAATACAATAACCCTTACTGGTAAAATTAAGTTTGAACCAGAAGACAAGACAACAAAACATAAATCACAATCATCATGGAAAAAAATGGCCATGATATTATTAGATGGTGACGTAACAGAATACTATGCATGGTTTATACAAAAGAGATATAATTTAATATTAAATAAACCACTAAGGGGTGCGCATATATCTTTCATTAATGACTCAATGCGGGATTTAACCCATAATGGTAAAAAAACCGAAGAAGAAGCTTTATCATTATGGGAATCTGTTAAGGAAAAATGGGATGGTAAAAAAATACAAGTAGTATTAGATTTAGAACCACGAACTGACGATAGAATATGGTGGTTAATAATACCACATGATGAAAGAAATGAGATTCAATCAATCAGAGATGAATTGGGTCTATCTAGACCATTCTTTGGTCTTCACATGTCTATTGGATATGCTAATGAAAAAAATATAGAACATAGTATTTATATTCACGAACTAATTAAAAATAATTTTATAACACATTAAATGAAACTTAAAATATGAGAATAATAAATAAATATTTAGTAAGACTACCAATATACGATGAGCTTTCAGATACTAGAATTTATAAAGTATTTGAATTAGATACTGGTGAATTTTATCGAGAATCTTGGAATAAAGGGAATGTTAATTATGAGATTGTCGATAAAGAATTATTTTATGAAAAAAATGAAAAATTATAGCTATACTTTTTGATTATAATATTATTAGTGTATCTTTGTCAGATAATTAAAAAAAACGTATATATGTCAGTAAAAAAATTAGTTAAACCTATTACTCCAGAAGAAATAATGGATAATTTGGGTAAAATAATTCCATCAGTAGTATTCGAAGCTGTAAATTATTTATTAAAAGAAAAATATAGAGGGTCTTCACTAAGTATTAAACAAGATGAAATAATAAATAAGATAATAAGTCTTAACAGTTCTATTACTAGGTTGATAATTTTTGAAAAAAAATATTTGGATATTGAGAGAATATATTCGGATAATGGTTGGGAAGTATCATATAAAACTCCTAGTTATAATGAAAGCTATTTTTTACCTTATTTCATTTTTAAACCAATTAAATAATGAGTCATTCTAATTCAACAAAAGCAGTTGTGTTTGCCTTATTAGGTAACATGTTCATATCAATAATAAAATATATCGCTGCTTTTTTTACGTTAAGTGCTTCTATGTTAGCAGAAGCTATTCACTCGACAGCGGATTGTTTAAATCAAGTGTTTTTATTAATTGGTACAAAGAGGTCTAAAAAAGAAAATGATGAGTTACACCCATTTGGGTATGGTCGTGAAGAGTTTTTTTGGGGTTTTATGGTGGCGATACTATTATTTTTCGGTGGTGCTATTTTTTCAATATATGAAGGTGTGCATAAATTAATGGAACCAATAGCGATTAAAAATATTGGTTGGGGTCTTGCTGTTTTAGGTGTTTCAATGATTATTGAAGGTAAGACTTTTATGATTGCTCTAAAACAACTAAGAGAAACTTCTAAGAATAGTATTATAAAAGCACTTAAAGATTCAGTTGATACTAATCTAATAGTTATTATACTTGAAGATTCAGCAGCATTATTAGGGTTGGTAATTGCGTTCATTTGTACATTATTATCTTTATATAACCCAATATTTGATGCAATCGGTAGTATTAGTATTGGATTAATATTATCATTTGTTTCTTATTCATTAGTTAATGAACTTAGAAAATTAATTATTGGTGAGAATATGCCAAGAGAGGAAAGAGGTAGAATAAAACAAATTTTAAATTCTTTCCCTGATGTGACACATGTTAACCGTATTAAATCTATGACAATGGGTAGGAATAAATATCTTTTATTAATCTCTATTAATGTTAATGATTTTTTAAGAGGTCATAAAGTTGAAGATATGGTGGAGAATATAAAAGAAGATATTAAAGAAGAATTTAACCATGTAGATGAAATATATGTAGAAATAAGTGATAAATAATTCAATAATTATTTTATCTTTGTCCAATATTAATTAAAAATTAAAAAAAAATGAAACAGATAACACATGAATACCTAGTAGAAAATGGTTTAATCCTTTTTGAGACAATTATTGGTTCACAAGCTTATGGTACTCAAACACCAGAAAGTGATATAGATAAAAAATTCGTTTATATTTTACCTATTGACCATATTTTAGGTATGGGGTATACTAAACAAATTAACGTAAATAAAGATTATACTGGATGGGAATTAAATAGGTTCTTAGAACTTATGGAAACTAATAACCCAACAGTTTTAGAATTATTAAATAGCCCTGAAGATTGTATAATTAGCAAACACCCATTATTTGATTTAGTATTAGGACATAAACAAGATTTTATAACAAAAATTTGTAAAGATTCATTTGGTGGTTATGCTAGACAGCAAATTAAAAAGGCTAATGGTTTAGATAAAAAACAAAATTGGGAAAAAGATAAAGTTACTCGTAAAGATTTACTTGATTTTTGTTACATACTTGATGATGAAAAGTCTATACCTTGGAAACAATGGAATTTAGTTAAAAAATTTAATGAAAAGTTTATAGGTGCTGTGAACATACCTAATGCTAGGGATACATATGCTTTATTTTATGATAGAACAGCTGAAATGATACATTCTGAAACATTTACCTCTGAAACTAGAGAAAGATATAAAAAAATTCTTAAAGAAGCTGGTAAACCAATGGGTTTTGGGTATAAGGGCTTGGTAAATACTGGACATGAAGATGAAGATGGTAAAATTAACTACGGTATTTCAAATCAATTAAGGTTATCTAGTATACCTAAAAACGAAAAACCATTCGCTATAGTTATATATAATAAAGATGGTTATTCACAACATTGTAAAGATTATAAAGAATATCAAGAGTGGATAGAAAAAAGGAATGACAGTAGATACGTAGAGGTGCAAGGTCATGGTCAACGAATTGATGGTAAAAATATGATGCATTGTATGCGACTTATTCAAATGTCAAAAGAGATTGGTCGTGGTGAGGGTATTATAGTACGTAGACCAGATGCTGCTGAGTTACTTAAAATTAGACGTGGAGAGGTTAATTTAGATTCATTGATAGCAATCGCAGAACAAGAATTAATTGAAATGGATAAGATATTTGATGAATCTGATTTACCACGTAGAGTTGAGCCAAATTTAGTAAATGATTTATTAGTTAAAATTCGTAGAGAGTTTTATCGTTTATCTTAAAAATAAATTACTCGAAGAGACTATTATGTTCAAATAGAAATTTGATATTATCATCAGCAATTTCACAATCAGTAATGAATGAAAATACTTGTTCATCGGTAAGCATACGCCATTCATTCTTAGCTTCAGATTTTGAACTAGAATGTTTTCGGTGTAACCATCGTTCTACTTTAAGGTAATTTTCAGTTATATATTGATTAAGTAAGCTAATTTTGTTAGGGTTACCTGTTTGAAGTTGTTTAATCCTAAGTTTAGGGTCATTTTTAGTAATACCAATTTTATGGCTCTCATGACCATCAATATCTGTCTGTAGTAAAAGGTAAACATATCCCATAATTAGAAATATAATTAATTTTAAAAATAAGTCAATAATTGTTTGATAATATTAAATAAATAAAATTTTTATTAAAATAAACTTGATATTTAAAAAACTTTTCGTATATTTGCTTATATTTATTAAACAACGTGGTATAACCACATAAAATAAAAAACAAAATGAAAAATTTAACAATATTATTGGTCCTTGTATTATGTTCACTAGTCGTGAGCACGATGGGTTATAGTTGTTGATTAAATTTAATCATTCAAAATATGAAACCCATTTGAGATAGTAACTTAAATGGGTTTTTTTATGGTGTGGTGGTAGAGTGGTCGAATGCGCCTGATTGCAAGTCAGGGAAATAAACATCGCTGGTTCGAATCCAGCCCACACCTCAAAACAATTAAATAAAATAAATAGTAATGGTAGAAAACGAAGTTAAAAAAGACTTATACAAGTCTAAAGCAATGGCTAAATTTAGTCATTATGTTAGTGGTAATTTATATTATAAAGTTGAGTTGGCTGATGGGATATATCAATTTCCAATTGCAACAGTAGAAGAAGGGGAAACATATATAGTTGCTGTAGCTTCAGATGGAATAGCTAATATTGACGATGTAGTAACAATAGAATTATCACATGATTTAGGTGATACAACTTTCGCTGCTGAAATTAAGGGTTCAGATTTAAATAGATGGATTTCAAAGGCAATCAAGAATGGAGAATTTATAAAAGTAGTTTAATACCTACTTATTTGGGGGTATAGCTCAGTTGGTTCAGAGTGTCTGTTTTACAAGCAGAAGGTCGTTGGTTCGAATCCAACTACCCTCACTAAAAAGATAAAGATGACAAAATATGAAAAATATGTAGATAGTGATGGGAATTATTTCTACAAATTGAAATTAGAAAATGGGTCTGAATTCACGGTTGAAAAAGAGTTAGGTGATTATCTTCATCAACTTGAGCAAACAGTAAAGGGAGTTGAAAAACCATACAGTTGTAGTTGTGGATTAGGTGACAAGGTTATTGGTGAACACTATTGTCAGAAATGTTTAGGTGAAAACCCATTTTATTGTGTTTAATAATGTTGGTAAATACCAACATATAACCCATTTTTATGCGTTTAACGTTGGTAAATACCAACACATAATGTATGTTATATCATACGTTAAAGGGTTGTTTTAAGTGATAATGTATGATATAACATACATTAAAAATTGTCATCGCAAAAATTGCGAAGGACTTGGTAAGTGACTAGTTCACATCAAACGTAATACCTAAAGTTACGCTCCCTATATACGGTATAGGGTAATATGCCCGTTTGGTGGAATTGGTAGACACGCACGGCTTAGACCCGTGTGCCGAAAGGTGTGTCGGTTCGAATCCGACAATGGGTACAAAAATAAAAAGCTAAAGATTAGGTTCTTTAGCTTTTTTTATATATCTTTGTAATCTAAATAAAATAAAATGGAAAACATTTATATAACAGAGTATCGTGTAGATAATATTGAAAATCAAGGTAGAGTATTATTTGAAACAGCTAAGTTGGCTAAAGAAAAAGGTTTTGATTGGGAGTGTAAAAAAGCTTACATTGAAACATTGGAACATACTTTAGAGCTTAGTGATGGGGAACATTCTTTTCCCCATCACTTACCAAGAGTATTGGATAATAAAGAATTAGATGAATATGATGTTTTTCACGCTAAAGCACCAACACAATCTAGGTTGCAAAAATGGTTACGAGAAGTTCATAATATACACCTTAAGCCAGATTTGCCTTGGATTGAACATGGTTGGGAATTAAAGGCTTATTCTTTAAAGGGTGGACGTGAATTATTTTCTATAAACAAATATAAAAAATATATTTCTTTTGAGCATGTATTAGAGGCTGGGTTAATTGAAGCATTAAAAAGAATAAAATGTTAAGTATTAGATTATAGAAAATATTAATTAAAATTATGAAAACATTAGTAATACATCCAAAAGATGATTCAACTTATTTTCTATCAACAATATATGAAGGTAAAGATTGGACAATAATAAACGATAGGCCAGGTAAAAGCTTATTAAAAAAACTTATAAAAACACATGATAGAATTATAATGATGGGTCATGGTTGTGAAAAAGGCTTATTTGATTCTAATTTTGACACTGTAATAGATAGTAATTATGTTTATTTATTAAGAGAGAAATATTGTGTTTCAATATGGTGTAATGCTGATATTTTCTTTTTAAAATATGGTCTTAAAGGTTTATATACTGGTATGATAATATCAGATTATACTGAAGCCCAATATGAATCAGTAAACGCTACATACCATGAAATAGATGAATCAAATTTTCTGTTTGCTAAAGCAATTAAAAATGGTGTTGATAATGAAGATGTGCTTAAAGAAGTACAAAAACACTACGTTAGTGAAAATTTAAATAGGGTGATTAATTTCAATGAAACTAGAATTTATGAAAAATTATAAATTAGAAAGGTTAGAAAATGGTGAAACTTTTATCACCAAAGAAAAGGGTAATTCTATGAATCCATTGATAAAATCTGGACAAGAACATAGATTAGCACCAGCTACTTGGGAAAGTGTAAATGTGGGTGACATTGTTTATTGTAAAGTGAGTGGTAATTATTATACACATTTAGTTAAAGCTAAAAACCTAGATAAAGGTTGTCAAATTGGTAATAATAGAGGTGGTATAAATGGATGGACCAAACAAGTATATGGTAAAGTAATTGAAGTTTTATAAAAAATGTTAGTTTATATCTATTTTTTATGTATCTTTGCGTATTATTAATTTATAATTAAAATTATATGAAAATTTTTGAATATAGAATGATTGACTATGATATGTTTGATGAAGATATGTCAGTTGAAATCGAGGGTTTAACTTCTAGGGGTTGGAAAATAATTAGAATACTAGACCCATTACCATGGAAGAGTGATTATGATGGTATGTTCATTAGAATTTTCTATCAACGTAAAATAAAAAAAAATAACTAGTT